TTTTTTCAATAAAAAATTTCTTTAAAAATCGCTAGTTATTGAATTGATATATCAGTGATATATGAGTGATATATTAACTAATAAACCTCAAGGGTGTATGATGGGTGTAGAGAATTACACACCCACATGGAGAACCTTACACCCATGCTGTCACCACTAGCTTTGCGCACTTTAAAGCCAAAAGACAAGCGCTACGAGGTCACTGATAAGAATGGCCTGGTTATACGTATATCGCCTAATGGGCGCATGACGTGGAGAATAAACAAGTCTGTCAACGGTAAACGTATCACACGCCAGCTTGGTGATTATCCGGCTATGAGCTTAGCTGATGCACGAGATGCACTTGCTCAGCTTACTAATATATCAAAAACCACTGTTGATGATACATTCGAGGGAATTTATGCTGATTGGCTTGACCTGAAAAGACAGAGCATAAAGAACTGGCAGGACATAGATGAGCGTATGCAGAAGTATATACTGCCTAAAGTCGGCAAGTTACCCTTCAGCGTGATTACTCCTCCTCAGATAATTAAGATACTCAAAGAGGAGCTTGAGAGCCGTGGCAAGCTCGAAACAATTAAGCGCATCTGTGGCTATATCAAAGAAGTTGAGATGTTTGCCATTAACTCTGGACGTATCGATGCGATGCGCTTTCAGGGTATACATAAAGTATTTGCCCGACCTTCCACTAAGCTTAATAACAGACCAAGCGTACACCCATCTCATTTGTCTGAGATACTGCCTAAGCTGAGGCTTGAAGCAGTCAAGGCACCAACTACTTGGGATGCAATTATGATAGGCTTTTATACCCTATTACGTCCAGGTGAATACTGTGCCCTAGAATGGCAGTGGATTGATATGAAAAATCAGTGCATATCCATACCGGCTGACGTTATGAAGATGAAGCGTATGCACGTTGTACCAATCAGTACACAACTGCAGAAGATACTTGAGAACCGTCCACGCTTTGGCAAGTACGTTTTAACTTCTCCAGACAGGCCGGGTTCCCATATAGGTACAGCAGCACAAGAAAATTTCTTTCGCCGTCACGGTATGAAGAGTGTGCTGGTGCCACACGGTATACGAAGTATCGGACGTACATGGATGGCTGAAGAGAGAATTGACCATGATATAGCAGAGATGTGTCTTGCTCATCGTGTTGGTACTAGTGTTGAGCTTGCATATAACAGAACGGACTTTTTGGAATTACGAAGGGATGCTATGCAACGTTGGTGCGATTATGTAGAGTTGTGCTTAAAAGGTGGCACAGATTTGCTGTTATGATTTTTGTAAGGTTGGTACGACAACAAATAGCCCCTAAAGATGGGGGCTATTTTTTATGCGTGCATGTGCTTAACTCTGTCACGAACCTCAGCTCGTTTTGCGTTGTTAAAACGGTCTAAGGTTCCTACAAGATAACCAGTGACACGTCTGATGCGTTCAAACTTAACACCTTCACCTACAATACCATTAACAGCGTGTAATCTTGTGTACATTATTTTTTCTTCTCAGCCTCCTTTAAAAGTGTTTTTACCTTTTCACGCCATAAAGATGGCACTTCGTCAATAGTCATAATTCCACGATTGATACGCATTAAATAAAATTTAACCATTCTTTTTTAACTCCTCTAATTGAGCATAAATATCTGAAATCATTGATCCTAGTTCTGCGATCGCATCTTCGGTTGTAGTGTCATCTGTATTCATGTCAGATATAACACCACCTAAGTCAGACACAGCATTTTCTAATATAGATAATTTGCTATCTACTTTGGCATCCCAGTTTATATCTGTAAAATTTTCTGTTACATAATCAATGGATAGATTGTCAATCTTTTCATTTTTGTAGTCTTCACAAATCTGATTAAAGATTGCTAAGTTCTCATCAATCCATGAGCTAAATATCAGAGAATAACGGACTTTGTTCTCATCGTTTGAGTTCGCAGATGCCAAACAGTCTAAGTATCCTGTAAATCCCTTTTGCTGAGCCACGGTATCAAAGTACACATATACAGCATTCTTAATACTTAAAAGTAAAGAATCACCACCTACAGCAATTAAAGCTAAATCTTCACCTGTATCTTCAACTTTAATCGCTCCCTCAGTCTCTAAGCAATAGTTGTTAAGTTGTGACCCCAATAGGGTATCAATGGCAATGATTAAATCGCCATAATTTTTGTTATCAACTTTTAAATCTATAAAATGTAAATTCTTTTTCTGTTTTCCGAAATAACTTACTGATTTATAACTAATATTCATCATCTTTCCTTTTTAAGCAATTTGTACATTGTAATCTTTCTCTTCTACTACACCATAGTAAGATGTATGATTATGAGTAACAGAAACATTAAAACTTCCTGTTTTAACTACAGTCCCTGTTGAGCTTTCTGTTACTGTATATGTGCCAGCAAATTTATATGTGTAAGATAAAGAAATTACACCGTCTTTTCCTGCATCTGAACTTGTAACATTTACGCTTGCTGTAAACCCTGTCTGGTCGGTATAAGTCTTCTTTATATTTGCGTAAAAAGAAGAAACCGAGATACCACCCGCATTACCTACAGCCGAACGTTGATGTACAGTAATAAAAACTTGTCCTGTAAAAGCTGTTCTACTTCCACAAGCCATGCGATAGCCATTAACCATAACAGGCGACAATGTATAAATTCTGTTGCCACTGATAACTTCTGCAAACCTATTACCTTTAAAACAAGGAATATAACCACCATCAACAGCAACGCTAGGAGTTGTTATCTTTGATGATGTTTTAATCATTGAATAGGTAGTGCCACCATAATTGATTTTAATTGTTGCCATTAGCCAACGCTCACCTCATATCCGCTGATAAAGAAACTACCATTATTAGTTGAACGAGAGGCATAGCCAGCTGATGTGGCATGAGTTGCATTTGTTGCACTGTCAGCTGATGCGGCCGAATTTACACGCGTTATGGATACATTACCGGATGTATCTGGCTTAACGCCGTTGATAGATTTAGCATAATTCTGCTGAACAATTGCGTGTGGAGTTACCGCCTTGGTAATGCTTGAAGCATCTGCTGTAATATTGTCACTTAGCTGAACAATACCTTTTACGCTAGTTGTGGCATCTGAAACTAAAGCTAAAACATCCTGTTTAAGAGGAATTTTTTGCCAGACAGAATCGTTAGTTTCGGGCGCAACAACTGCTGTAGCAGGACCGTTATTTGACATACAGAGATATAGATGATTGTTTGTAAAGACAATATCATTCTTAGAATAATTTTTATCTCTTAAATATTTAAATGCTGTCCCTGAAGGAAATTTTAGAGTCAAGATGGCTGTTGCAAGTTGATTGAGAGAATTTTTGTCAGGTGTAACTCCAAGTTCTTTTATAGTATTTACAATTTCAGCAGTTACACTTTCAAACCAAGCAGCACCTGGAGTAGATGCAGGAATTGCCAGCTCCGGAGATCCTGAAGTAAAATGACCTTTTTCAGTTAAAGTTGATAACTTAGGTGCTGACTCTGCAGCATTAGCTTGCATGTAAAAATCCATAATATTTCTCCGTTATAATTCTGATTTACCATACAAAAAGATTACATTAGCGTGGCATGGTGCTAATGACTTCACCATACATTCAAAAAGCTGATCGCCCCAAATAGCTAAAGGTTGAGAAGCATCCCATGCTGTTGTAAATTCTTTTTTGTTGTATTTATCAACAGTAATTGTCATGAAGTAAGCTTTCCACTCATCGTCATACAAAGCTTGAGAACAATTAGAGCGAGTTGTAAAAGTGTTAAAGTTTTGAATACTTACATTTTGATAATCTAGTGAGCGTGCGATAAGAGCAACTAACTCACCAAAGCTCATACCAAGAGTTGCAATTTTTGTAACAAGGACTTTGCGGTATAAATCAATGCTTGGATTATCTATGCTTTTTAAACATTTATCAGGTATCCCCCATTGAGTAAACCATTCTGACAAAGTTACTTGTGCATCTCGAGGATCACTCTCATCAATAAGCTTTTTTATTAAAGCATCTATTTGAGCAAACTCTTGCGCTGCTACATAAAGCATAGACATTAAGGTAGTATGATCGTCAAGTTCCCACGCAGGACCTCGTGGCAACAACGCTTTCATAGCCTTGTAATAATCATCTGTACTGTAGCCTAATCGTCCTCTTGCCATGTGATTTCTCCTACTGTAGGAAGATACTGACTACCTTTAGCCTGAATATCTACTTTTGGTTCTACAATTACATGATCAATTTCATCTATCAGCTTTGAGATAGCTAAGTTAAGATGAGATAGATAGATTTTTCCACCTGGCACAGATTCATCTTTAAAGACATCTTTAATTGCCTGTTCAGCCTGTTCACGCATTGTGAGGTTGTTAGGTGTGATCTTTAATTTAAAATTAAAAGGTTGAGGTACAGGAGCAACAACATACACTGTAGCCATAATGTTTGACATGAGATTTAAATGTTGCTGTACTTTACTGATAAGCTCACTGTCAGGTATATTCATGTTATCGTCTAAAATACGCATGGTAACTGTACCTTTACCCTGTTCTTGAGGATAGCACCATGCCTGTCCTACGCCTTCTACCTCACGGCACCAAGCAATATAATCATCCTTAGTGCCTTGCCTTGGTGGATTCTGTGTATGCTCTAAAACACGCGCTCTTAAACTGTCATCAGATTCAGTATCTGTACCACCTGTTAGTTCAGTAGTAGTTACAGCTTTGATTACTCCTACCAATGGTGTCGGTAGGCTAAGCTCTACATTTTCTGAGATGTTATAGCTTTGTCCTGCTTCTAATGCTCTGACTGTTGCAATACCTTGCGAATCAGGACTAGATATTGTTTCATACTGTAAACCTGTATCTGTCTGAATGACTGTATGCAGAGGAATGTCAGACACCTCTTGTGCATAGCTAAATTTAACTAAACCTTTAGCTTTGGTTGCTTGTTTTCTTGACAGTCCCCAAATAGATGCAACTCTCTCAAGATAAGAAACTTCACAGCTATCTATAAACAACTGCCTACGTCCATATTCAATAGCTGAATACAAGCTGTGAGCCACACTTGAGATGATTGTTTTAAATACTGCAATATCAGAACGTCTTAGCTGAGTACTATCAAGCCTTGAGGTCGTTTCATTATCAACTCTATCTTTGATTTCTTGCAGTGTAGGTCTAATCGTTGCCATTTAATATATCCTTAATCTCATAAGATGTTTTGCCATGTTCTTGTTCTAGAATTACAGATAGGTTAATGCGGTTAGGATCATTACTGTCGCGCTCTACTGATACTGATACGTCCGTACAAATTCCATCTTCAACCAACCATTGAAGAGCGTCATCTGCCATTTCCTGAGCTCTTAATAGAGTTTCAGATGTGATCTTGCTTCTTAATAGTTGCCATAGTTTTGAACCTATTTCATCTTCATTTAAAGAATCTCCCCACCATCCCTGTTTACCAAGTTCATGATCATAATCATCACTATCATCAGCTCTGCGCCATGAAAACAAAGAGATAATCACTGCCCTTGTTAGTGAATCTTGCATATCAGCTTGAACTAAACTGCCATTAAGGAATAACTTCATTTTTAATTTTCTCTAGTTGTCTAGGACATAAATGGCTTGCTGAGAAGTCAAAAATAATAATTTGCTCATCAGTCTTAAACATTAGAGCAGGTACTCCTACAAGATTGGATATATCAATGCAGGCATAAAAAAAGCCATTCCATTTTACGGAACAGCTTTTATTCTCTATTTGAGCTTTTAATGTGTGCCACTTATGACATCGAAAGATATGAATTAACCTTTCGTGAGGTGGTGTTGATTGCATTGCTTTTACCTTGGTGCAGATGTACTGCCACCGCTATCTCCTGTGTGAGTATGGTCTTTCAAGCTAATTGAGCCCGCTGTAGTATCTCCATCAGAGTGGATAGAGCCTGTAGTGGTGTAATCCCCCTGTGTTTGCTGTATGTTACCTGAAATTTGAGCACCACTACCACCGCTAATAACCATACCGCCCTGACCTGTAATCAGTTGAGTGACAGTTAAAGGACCATTGATAGTGTTTTGAGGGCAAGTAACTACGGTGCTTGTAGATGCTTTAACATTAACAGTGTCAGCTGTTACATTAACTTCACTATCGGCTTTAATGTTGATATTGGCATTGGAGGTAATGTTAATATCACCTTTGGTGTGGATATTGATAGGATCATCAACACCATCAATATCGATACAGTCACGTTTAAGATAGATATGACGCTTTTTGTCGTCATAGATAACAACTTCACCTGTCTTTAATGACTTAACTCTAAAACGTCTGTCTGCCACACACATAACAAAGCCTAACTCGTGACTTTCATCTGTGTAAAATGTAATAGCATCTGTTTTCTTATCTGTATAAGGTTCTGACGAAAAGCCATAAGGCTCCATGTGCTCAACATCTTGACGAACTTCACCGCTCTGATGTTCTACCTGAAGTTCTCTTAACTCATCGTCATTTTTAGAGATGGTTACTATACCGCGCTCAATATCTGCTACCATTTATGCACTCATAAAATCTTGCTTTTTGTTTATCCATGAAAAATCAGCTGAGGAGCTACTGTTTTTCTTGATAATGACCTTTTTAGGATCTTCTTTATCATTCTCAGTCTCTAATCTCCAGCCATTAGGAGGTATTACATCAAGAGTAGTTGTCATACCCTCATTTTCAGTCAGATTAAAAACCACACGAGTAATTAAAAACTTTTGTGATCGTTGAGTATCGATGCCTAAAAAATCATCTTTGATATCAACCAAAGAGTTAATCTTCCACAGCTTTCCTGTAGACTGGCGCCAGCCTTGAACTTTATATGTAATCTTAAAAAACTGAGATAAATAATAATCCCTGTCTCCTTCAGCTGTAACTTTGCACTTTGCTGTATCTGCTGCGCCCTGTACTTTCTTGGTTAAGAGGCGAGTTCTGGATACATTATCATCTACAGCAATGTAATTATGACTACTTGCATCATGTCCTGTTTTACCTGTAGCGCCTTTATCCTGACCTACAGCCCTGTAGTACTTGTAAATTTTGCTTGCATCAAAACTAGCATCTCCTGTAAGAATGTTCTGACCAAGGACTAAAGCATCATCAGCTGTAAACTTGCCCTTTTCAGTAACTACAAGATCACCTTTTTCGTTACCGTAAAAAAGCAAATTCTCTGTAGAAGTGAGGTTTTGTAGAGCTTTTAATACAGTGTCTTCATGCTTTGCTGAGAAGTTACGCTTCTTAGTTAAAGGCTTTGTTTCATTAACAAGCTTAATACCATAAGGCATGATTAGCTGAGCAATAATAGTTTCTAGAACTACATTCTTGTACTCTGTTGCAGCATTCTGAGGGCAACTTACATAGTTTGAATTTGAAGTATCAGGCTTTTCATAAGAGATATTAGGATCATCGATCATTACAGTACAGTCGATTAAATCACAGGTTTTACTGCGTCCGGCAATACCAACGTTAGCAGAGGTTGCTGAGTAGCTTACAGGAGTTTGTTCAATGTACCCTGTAAGAACAGTATCTTCACCTATTTTTACTGTAACAGGTCGACCAGGTTCTAAATTATTTTTTAAACTTATTGATTGCGATACCATTTCTACAGAAAAGGCTGGAGCAATAGTATTTAATTCTGAAGTAATACTAACAGAACTCCAATATTTATAATCTTCACCGTCTATTCTTAAAGAAACTTCATTATCATTCATTTATTACTCACAAATTATGTTTTTGCCTTCGTAGTAGCACTCTCTTGTTTTGCCATCAATGGTCATCTCAAACACTTCAGGCTGAGATCTTATAATACGTTTCCAATCACTTTTCTTTAAAGTTTCCATTGCTTTCAAAAAATATTCATCAGCTACAACAGAAGTGTTTGTTTTATTTGTTTCAATATTGTCAGTTAATTTGGTGTTTTCATCAAATATTGAACAACCTGAAATATAAAAACTTTCAATTAACAGAAAAATAACTAAAAATAACTTTTTCATATATTCCTCACTTGTCTTTTAATCCAATTATAGGTTCAAAAAACTTAGTGAAGAATTAGAAAAGAGCTATTTTCTTGATACGGTAAAGTCGCCTACAGGCATAAAGAGAGGGTTGATAACGTCATTACGTTCAGCAATCTCATCAGCTCTGGTTGAGTCGCCATATTTATCATAAGCTAGAACAAATGAAGGCTCACTTTGTTTTAGAGTTACAGTCTCAATACCAGAATCACCGTTAAGCATTTCTGTTAGATACTTGTAAACAGCCACGTAACTGTCAACCAAATCAAGATAATCCTGATTGTCATCTGTACCTTGAATTAGCATCTCAGCATCAATGGCATCTAACAGATTATTTCTAATCTTAAGAATTTGCTCATCTGATAAAGTTTTCTTGCTGTTACTGTCAGTATCAACATCATTATCTTCACCAATCATGCTGATAGCACCCATAGCATTAGCTATAAGTACAAGTCTGAAATTCTTTTTAATTTCATCTACAGCTTCATTTATTCTCTCTTTGTCTGAGAGTTTTTTAGATGTTCCTGTTGATGATGCTACATTAACTGGCTTTAATACTGGTAAAGTAATAGCATCTGTACACTTGATAGAAGCTAATTTCCAATCAGTAGTTGATTGAGCATACTGAGATAAACCTAAGGCACCAAGAAGACTAGATCTTGCCTGTTCCTTCTTATTGTACAAAGAAGTAGCTATGTCATGCCCCATTTCTAGAATATCGTTACCAAGATTAAACATCTGGGCAAACTGACAGTTAGATAATACTGTCGCACAAGAGTTTATTTGACTGGTTACATCATCAACAATTCCGGCAATTTTATCAGGTGTCCAATCGCCAAAAATTTTTGCATATAAAGCATCTGCTTTACTTAAAAGCTGATTTGCCCATGATGTAGTTTTCTTTGTGCTTTCATTACCTGCTTCTAAAAAAGTAAGTGTAAAAGTACAAATTCTTTTAGCTCTATCATAAGTAATGCTAGGACTATCAATAGGAGTAACATCAAGAGAACCTAACCATGGATGTACCAGTTTTCCATGATTGGCACGTCTATCAGTGCCTACCTGTGATTCAATCTTATCAATCAACCTTTTAGAGCGATCAATAAAATCATCACCTACAATAAAGCCTTGAATAGAGAACTGCCGTGTAGCCTTTCCAAGATCTTCAACATAAGAGGTATCTCTTTGAGGAAACTCATGTGTTACAGTTCTTCTACCAAAAGATAGGGTTGCTGAATCAACATCAAATTGAATCCCCTCATAAGAGGCTTTTCTTAATGTCTTAACATTTAATAAACTCATCGTGTCACGCCTGTGTCAGCCATTACAGATGTATTAAGAGAAGCACCAGTAGTACGCTCATGCTCAACTTCAGCCTTTGAGTTTTCATCTGTTTTAATTCTGACAATAACCTCTGATTTATTTTCACCCTGGATAATTGTCTGACCTAAAGCTGATGGTTGTCTCATAGGTTCATTGAGTATTCTTGATGTGCGTTCTGGCATTTGAATAGATGCTGTTTGCGACTGTTCTGTATCATCATCTGATGAGAAGAAACCTGTAGCTTTATTCCACAGACCTACCGCGCCATCCTTTAAAGATGATACTTTCTCCATAGCTGAGGCAAATGGCTTAAAGAAACAATCTTTGATTTGTTCCCATAAATCAGAAAAGAAACTTACTAGGTTCTTAAAACCATCCATTAACTTATCAGGAAGTTCAAGTAGGCCATTCCATTCATCTGATATAAAAGAACACAGCTTACTGAAAACTGAGCTAACCGCGTCATATACGCTTTTAACTACAGCCATAACGTCATCAGCTGAAATGCCCCATAGACCTAAATACCAGTCAAAGAAAGCACCTACAGCCTGTTTTACATTCTGCCAAACGCCAGTAAACCAAGTTACAACCTCGTCCCAGTGTTTGTAGAGTTGATAACCGCCATAAATTAAACCACCGATAGCTGCAACAATAGCTCCTACTATTAACACAATAGGATTAGCCCAAAGGGCAGCAGAGAGACTTACTATGGTTGGTATCAATGACAGCATCGCTTTACCCACGCCCATAATGGACGCAATAACCTTCACTCCATAAAGTGAAGCTACAGCCACTCCTACAGTTTTTAAGCCACCCAGGGCATTAAATACTTTGGCTGAGGTTTGGACAAACTTTACAAAGCCTGCCACTACTGATTTAAGATCAATGTCTTTTAAGGAATCAGCAAAATCCTTAATCGCATCAACAATGGTAGTCGCAATCCACTCTCTATTCTTTGCAATCCAATCATTAAAATCATCAAGCAAAGGTTGAAGTATTGGAAGCAACTTACCACCAATAGCATTCTGCAAGCCTTGTGTAGCATACCTGGTGCGTGTCAGGGAGTCGCCAAACAATGTAGCAGCTGCTACATCTTCTTCTCCCATAATGACACCAAACTTTTCAGCTTCTTTACGTTGTGCTTCCAAACCAGCCGAACCATCATTCAAGGTCTTAATTAAGCCCTGTCCTGACTTACCAAAGAACTGAGTAGCAATGTAAGCTTTCTGTGTTGCAGTTGTCTGAGACTTAATTGCATCTGCCACCTCTGGCATTAACTGTGCAGCATCTTTTAACTTACCATTAGAATCTCTCATAGAGATGCCTAAACGGTTCATTAAACCAACCAAGTTCTTGTTAGAGCCGTTAGCAGCATTTGCTATGTTCTTATTTAACATTGCAATTGCGCTGTCCATTTGAGACGCTGATGAACCTGATTGATCTGCAGCATATCTGAATGCCTGAAGTGCATCAGATGCAATTGTCAGATTGCGACTGGCATCATCTACAGCACCACCATAAGACACCATTGAACCTATAGAGTTTTTAACAATGGCAGCCGCTGATGCAAATGCACCTGCTATAGGTAGTGCTGTAATTGAACCTAATCCTTTTAACTCATTACCAAGTCCTTTAATTTGACGAGAAAAGACACGAAACTCTTTTTTGATTTTAGAAAGAGCTGGTGTTGCCTTGTCCTGTGCAGATACAACAACTTTGTTTTTAACTGTCTTGCCAGCCATTTAACGTTCCTTGCGCATTTGTTTTATTTGTTCTTGAATACGCTCTGTTTGTCTACCAAGTTCTAACAAATCGGTTATAGAGCGCTTTTTGAGTTGAAAAGGATCAAGATGCCATGAGTAAGCTAAGTTAAAGAGCCAGTTACTGATCTGCTCCAAATCTCCGCAGCCTGCTCTTTTGAGGCTAGAAAAAAAACAGCTAAACCATTCTTAAAGGTTTCCATGTCGTGGAATGAGATCTTCTTGACGGTTGATGGAGGTAAATTAGAGAGCTCTTTTGCCCACTGATAAACCTTTTTTGCATTAAACTGTAAGTTACCATCATTATCAATGATGTATGGATAATTCAGTTTCTCTAAAAGTTCTACAGTAGGTTCTTGAAGTTCTAACTCAGTTATTTCTTTGTCAGAGTTAGGGGTCTTAATTGGTGTTGTCAGTTTAAATAACATATTTGTCTCCTAAAACCGCCCATTACAGGCGGTTATATTTAGCTCCAGTTGCAATCTTTGCCTTTAAAGGTAATTGAGGTTGTACCATCAATTGCATTGCCTGTAATGTCGCCTTCAACATAAGCACCTGTCAGAGTGTAGACAGTGCCATTAGCTAGTTCTGCAACAATAGTTAAATCGTCACTTTCTACTAGTTTTTGTCTTGGAAACTCAGGGGATAAAATACAATCAATGTTTAAAAAAGGAGTGATCCTTGTTTCTTTGTAGCCGGCAGGACCATTAACACCTTCAATAGCTTCTCTTTTAATTTTTGACAATGGATATTCACATGAGCTTTGGATTTCAAGTTGCTCACCATCCACTTTGACATAACAAACGCCTGATACACGTGCCATGTTATTCTCCTTTTAATCTGTAGATGAATACTGTAAACGGAACTGAGCTTGCAGCGCAAAAATACGCAACTGATTTACAAGATCAGGAGGTAGCAGTACGTTAATTCTGTTAACATCGTTTGCATCGCGCTCTACAATCAGATACTTAGCAAACAAATCAGCATTCTCAACTAAGCCTTCCTCTTCCATCTTCTGATACTGAGCAATTAACTCTGACTTAATAACAGAAGGAGTAACAATAGCCTGACCTGCGCCATATCTTGTACCGTCATTAGCTAACTTATGACGTGGATACTTTGAGGTAATAGCTGTCTTTAAGCGCGAGATAATCTCAGCTAAGGTGTACAGAGTTGTTGAATCAAGATAGCTGTTATCAGCGTCACCAAAAGAGTTGAACTGATAGGTTGTAATAGCTCTTTGAATCATCACAGTGCCACTCTGCTGATATAAAGTAGCAATACCATTAGATAGCAGAGTGTTCTGCTCATTAAAGCCAAATCTGTCTTCAATAGATGGAGCTAACAAACCTTCTAATGGTCCTGTCTGTAAAGGACGAGCGGGATCATTAGTGTAGTAAGATGCAGCACGACCTAAGATTGCGCCTACAACTTCTAAGGTTAGATTAGGATTGTTTTCTTCAATACCAAACAAGCTTACATGCTGGTCGTTTCTAGTTTTACCGAAAGTAACTAATGATTCAGCATCACCACGCTTAGCAGTAAAGATATGACCGAACTGCATGCGAGAGTAAGCCCAACGTCCTGTAGAGTCCTGCATTTCCTTCTTGTAAGCATCTAATGCTGTAGATGAGGAATCAGGGCAACCGATGAACCAGAATGTTTCAGTTTCAACAGCTTTAAAGGCTTTTGCATAGTCAATCTCACCAGTACCACCGCTCATTGCTGTAATAGCAAGAGAGAGGCCTGCAATGTTTTCTTCACCACCTGTAGCACCCTGTCTGTTAGTGGCTAACAGAATGTCGTTACCATACAGACCTACAGTTTTTGCTGTCAGTTTAATTGCTGTAGCATTTTCTGTGTCTGTAGTTGATGTAGATGCTGTAATTGGAAGATCTTTATTAGCATTGATTGCATTGATTAGGTCTGTAGCTATGTTAGCTGCTAAGGTACCGCTTGCAACTGTTACTGGAACTTTAGTTGCACCTACGTAAAAAGCGATGGTACCTGATTCAGTTGCCATACCTTTTAACTCTACAGCTCCAGTTGCTGGAGTTCCTGTCACAGCCATTGGCAAACACCAAAGCTCTGTAGAAGTATTCTGATCCTTAAAAGCTGTAACAGCTAAGGTTAAAGGCGCACCACGGCCAAACTTAGTCATAGCCTGTGACTGTGACGAGATTAGAGTAGGTTTACCGTCTGTAGCTGTGCCATCAGTTTTCTGACCAATTAACAGCGCCTTTTTAGCAGCAGTTGCTGTATTTGCCATCGAATTATCGACCTCTGCATAAAACAGAGGCACTCTGATATTTGATGGAATATGATTAAATGAAATAGACATTTAATTCTCCTAATACCATTACCATAAATCTTTAATTTTGAATTGAGCATCAATTTGACCATCTGGCTTATCGCCCTGAGCAATCACATCAACACCACCTTTAAACTCGTCAGATACAGTCGCATTTAACTCATTAAACTTGCCTGTTGTTTCTTCTAGCTCATCAGGCTGTCTTGTATTCTCTTGACTTATTTCATAAGTGCACTGCAAATCAATCTGAACAGCTAAGACAGGTTCTTCAACCTTAAGCACGCTGTATTTCTGATAGGAATAAATAGCCATGTTGTCGTCTGGTATTGGCGACCATGAAAGCAACGCTTTTAAGATCTCGTTTTTTAAATCCTCAGCCTTATCAAATGCGTTTTGTCCTCGTCTGTCTTCTTGTGAATTAACTACAATCAAGACACCAACAGTTGAAGTAATGTTTTGCAGATAAGAGTTTGCTGACATCTGCTCTACTTCAGCAACTTCTCCTACCATGGTGACATATGCTGCAGGTAACTTCTCAGGACGTAAGTTTTGCAATTGCATGGGACCTGTAAAAGCAAATACCCTGCTATTAAATGAGGGGCAACGCTTACGTATAGCTTCAATAGTAGTGTTTAGCTTCATTTATCCCCATCCTTTTAAGCCTTTCATTAAAGCATCTGAGACAGCGTTTAAACTTTCTTCTTTTAACTCATCACCGGAATCAACAACCGCATCATGGCGTGGTTTTAAGGTTCCATCTTTACGACCATACATCAGTGGTGCTGGATACCAGAAAGGAAAATCTTTGAATGAATCGATTTGAACTCTTACCCAGTACTTGCCTTTACGTTTAGACAGATGAACTTTTACAGCTTTGCGCAATCTACCTGACTGTAAGCGTGGATAAATCACACCTTTACGGTTAGAAAGTTTCTTTTTAGCTGTCTTTTGAATACTTTTACCAACATCTCTTAAAGCTGATTTAATGATCTTTGAATCAAAATCATCAGCTTGAAGTTCTTTGGGTATCTGCACTGAAAAGCTGACAGGAATACCGATGCTACTCATCTAGCATTACTCCTAAAGGTGTGCCCTGCTCTGGTCTGTCTATACCAAGTTCTTGAGCTTCAATCATGGTAAAACGGCCACGACCGTTACAGTCAGTTACTCGTACTGGCATATAAGCTCTATCTTTAAAGCGTATATACACACCATGTTCAATGTTTATAGGCTCTGTCTTACTCTTAATGGTTCTTATCCAAAAGCGATGTGTTGCTTTTTGTTCTGTCTGAGAACCTAACCAGTAAGCTGAACCTGTAGGCTCAATTTTTGCCCATACTTTACAAATGGTTGTATCTTGTGAAACTGCTGCTAACTCTTTAGAGGGAATGTCTACTCTTGAGAAGAGTTCAATGCGCTTGTTTAATTCACCTGATAAAGGCTCTGATACGCTCATTACTCGTCCTCATCGTTGTAAATAATGAAAGGATCTAAAAGATGCTTCCAAAAGACGACTAAGCCTGATTCATCAGACAGTTCTCTATGAGAGTAAAGATCACCTACGTAGCAAAAGATAAAGCTCTTTACTGTAGGTGGTACTTCTTCAATTGTTTTAGCTAATGCGTTCTTGTCATTTCTAAAAATAACTTCTCGTTGCATGATGTGCTCAGCCTGTTGAGTTGCTACTAAGATGTAGTGCTCTAACAGCTGATCTTCAAAATCATCATCAATTCTCAGATGCGCCTTAATTTCTTCTAATGAAACAGGAGCTATTGGAGCTGAAAGTTGAAAAGACATTTTTAGAAATCCTATAAAAAAGCCCTCAATTAAGAGGGCTAAGTAACTACAAGTAAGTATTATTTGGTTTTAACAGCTTGTGTCTTTACTGACTGAGAGTTAACTGGGTAAGCTCCAGTCGCCTGCAAAGATTGCTAATGGATTCTCCACAGCAAAGCCTAAACGACGATTTACACGGAAGGTGTAAAGCATAGACTTGAAGTTTTCACCATCAGAATCAGAAATTCTGAAATCTAATGACTCACGGTCGTAGATAGTTGCACCTAAGGTGAAGTTACCTAAGATGTACTTGCTTGCTGAAAGGAACGGTGTAGTTATAATTGATGTTCCCCATAGGTTCTTAGTAGCTAGAAGCTGAGGACCGCCTAAGATGTAATGACCGTTAGCATCCTTTAATAAAGCTAACTGTGCCCAATCATCAGGGTTTAAGAGTAAGTGCTCTGGCATAATATACTGCTTTTCAAATTCAGTTTTTAAGAGCAGAGCAAAATCAAGTAAGGTTGCACCTGACTTAGGTAATTTACCCTGTACAACAGTAGTCTTATCAGTAAAGTTACCTTCATGTAACAAACCGCCTAACTGAGTTGAGGTACCGTTACCATTGACAAGCTGATTCTCAATGTTAAGTTTTAACTTATACTGCATCTTAGTTTCAATGAAAGCAGCTAAAGCGGATTCATTGGTAAGTAACTGATGAGTTACTACAGTATATGCACCAATATTTACACAATTAGCAGTATGTAAAGTAGGGTTAGTTACAGTAGTTTCGCCTAACTTCTCGCCTTCAGCTACGATCTTAGAACCATCAGTTACAGAGCCTTCCTTAGTATATTCAATTGCATCTACAGATACAGGAATGTGAGGGATTAACTGCTCAATCTGTAATGGCTGATCAGGCATTGCAACCATACCAGCCTGATAAGCAGGAGTAATGGTATTACGTGTAATTGAGTTTGCTGCAGGTGACTTATTGATAGTATCTGCCTTGGTTGAGATCTTAAAAGTAGCAGTGCCTCCCTGATAATTCTTAATTGCTTCATGAGCTGCTACTTTCTGACCTAAGCTTTTTACTTCATTAGTTGCGTTTAGTGCCTTAGTATTCTTATCTAAAGCCTGAGTTACATCAGCTAAGTACTTAGACAGTTCTAACTGCTTATCACCTAACTCTTTAACCTTATCCTCAAAAGCTTTTAAAGATACTTTACCGTTTTTCTGCTCTTCCTGGACATTCTTGATTGACTCTTCTAAGCTGTCGAGGGACTTAGAAATTTCATTTACTGCGTCTGACATTATTCTGTCTCCATAATTTTAGTTAATCTGCTTAATCTTGCAGAAATATCTTTTAGGTTTAGCTGTTTCTCGTCAGAATCTCTCTGAGTTGCAAATAGCTTTTTAGCTTGACTTACTAAGGTCAAACTTTCTTTTTGTGAAGCTCCTAAATCCCTTAGTGCTTTCTCAAAATCTCTTACAGAGTTGATACTCTCAAAATTCTTACAGGCGATGATCTGCGCTTTCTGCTCGCAAGGAATACCAACAATCGAAATTTCGGGTAAACGAGCTACAGATTTAATAATCCTGATATCGTTTTCATCATCCCAATCAACGTCTTTATCTGTAAACATTAAATGTACAGACAAGCCGTTTAGTGAACCGAACTTAATAGCGCTGTACACTTTTCTAGCATCTTCAAGTTCAAGGTTTAACTGCCCTTTAACTTTTAAACCTTTCTCATCTACAGACATCTCAGTCCATTTACCGATGGGCACGCCAAAAGTGTCATGGTTAAAGAACATCTTTGGCAAAGTTCCCAGCACTTTGTTATATGCTGTAGGAAGGATGGTGTCACCGGATGAATCAATAGAGCCAAACACTGATGCATAGCCTTCAATCACTCCTGACTGTTCCTGATCATCGAGAGCTTTCAGCTCGGAATGAGTAAGCTGTAGCTCTTTTAACTCTTCAATATTCATTGCTTTAAACTCTCTATTGTTGAATTGGTCGTGTTGATATTGGTGTTTGCGGTGTCTGTGTAGAATTTGCTGTACCTAACATAGATAAAGGCTGTAAGTTGTTCTGCGCTGTGAGGATGTCACCATTCTTAACAGGTGCTAAACCTTCTTCAATACGCACTTCATTTCTTGTTTTCCAACCGTTTTGGACTGCCTGAGCATTAACCTGTGAGCGAACTTGATCGTTAGCTCTGTTAAGGAATGACAATCTGAATGACACCTGATGATTTACTTTCTCTGAGATACAAGGCAATCTTTTCATAATTGCCTGCTCAAGAGAGATGCACATTGGCAATATAGTTGATTTATAAAAGTTTGCCGTAACCTGCTCAAGGTTAGATCCTGGAGCACCACCATCAGAATTTATGAGGGCAGAAGGAACTCCATACCAACGGCAAATTTCCTCTACAGTAAACTCTCTGATTTGTAGCAACTGCTGCTCTGCAGGTGATAAAGAATAAGACTGAAACTTGATGTTAGCTGGCAGTACAGGATTACCATTGCGCTCTCTGGCTTCATTAAACGCTTTGGCAATATCTTCTTTTTGCTTTGGATTGAGTGTAGCTTCAGCTGTGAGGATACCTCTAATCTTGCCTTTGGTAGCAAAGACATCAATGGCAGTTGTCTGAGCTTTAATCGATTCATCTACAGAGGCTAGCATATAGTCAAGCTTAGATAAGCCCATTATGCCGTTACCCATGCATTTCCAATGTAGAATGTCTCTTGATTTGTAATCTACATACTGATCACGCTTGTTGTAGTATCTGTAAGTCAAATCACCATTATCATCCATGAACACCTGCATTTGATCAGAGTTTAAAGGATAGATAGCTTTGACTGTCTTATCTGTTTTACGAGAGATTAAAGCATAAGCGTTACCTCTTAAGGCCCAGTTTAAAGTTAAGGTTTGAATAACTTCAAACGGTGTCATGTCGTAGTTTGGAGATATAGATAAAATCTCATGCAGATTACATTTAGTATCACGAGAACGTGAACCATCCTGATTGATTAGATACACATCACATGGAAGCGATGCCATGGTGCGAGCAAGCAAGTCGATACAGGCATATACTGTAGATACCTGTAATGCTTGCTCAGGAGTTGGTTTACTTGCTGAAGGAACAGCAGCAACCATAGGAGCGTTGTTTTGCCAACCTCTTTTGTCAGCTGTTGGTGTAAACGAATTTCTAATCCATTTAAAAAAATTCATTTGTTGTTCCTAAAAAATTAAAGGCTCATCGTTAAATGTGTGCCCATCAGAGTAACCATTCTCAACATCAAGAAGTAAAGCCTGCTTCATAGCCATGATTAGAGCAACCATGCCATCAATCTTGTTATCAGGTGTTTCTTTTCGAGGGTAAACGTTATCTTTAGCATCCATGTGGGCCACAAGGTTAGATGCCATCCATTCAAGTACAGGGTTACCATCTGTATGCAGTCGTTTCTGATAGCAAAGCGCCTGTACTTCTTTCATTGGCTCTGAGAAGTTAGCTACAGTAGGTTTTAGCTCAACCATCTGTATGCCGTCATTCATCAGATTGGATGCTAACTGATAGGCTTGCCATGGGTCGAAAGCTATAGCCAAAGTATCAAAGCGTTGACTGTCCTGAGCTATATAATTTTGAATTGATTCAAGATCGTTAATCGCACCATCTGTAGTATGAATAAGATCTTGTTTTGCCCATGACTTGTATTGAGAGTTTGCTGAGATTTGAATCTTATCATCAGGAAGCCAGAACTCAGGGAATACATAGTAATGTACCTTGTCATCTTTCTCTTTTCTAAAGAACAACCTTACAAGGGCAGTGATGTCTGTTTTAGCCGCAAGATCTAAGCCGTAGATGCAATACTCACCTTCAAAATCTTCAAGTGTCATCTCAGGTCTATAGCACTTACGCCACTTAGACATCTGAAAAAAGGCGCTGTCAGCATTACACCAGACACATAGATGTTTGGTTTTATAGTTATTCTCAGCAGCAGGATCAGACAGGGCCATTGAAAGGTTAGCTAGCACTGCTTTAGGCTGTACTGAGATATTCCAGTTTGGATTAGCTTTGATTAAAGCTTCTTCTGTCTTCCAATCGTCACCATCATCTATGGTGTAGATAATTCCAAACTGAGATTCTTCAGTTGCGCTGCCATCTAAGATCTTGCATACGAAACGGCGCACTTCCATACAGATACCGGTTAAATTAAAACCGGCTGTAGTAATACACCATAATATTGGCTGTGAGCGCTTACCTATAGACGTCTTTACAACATCGTATACTTCACGTGTTCTGTGAGCATGTAACTCATCAATAATGCCACAGTGAGTATTCAAACCATCAAGGGTAGTACCATCTGCTGATTTAGCTTCAAATTTTGAGTTTGTGCCAGGCACTACCATGGATTTGGATAAAACACTTAAGCCAAAGCAATCTTTTAATGGCTGATTAGCTCTAGCCATAGCCTGAGCATCACCAAAAACGATCTTTGCCTGATCTCGTGTGGTAGCAAATGAGTAAACATCAGCACCTTTCTCATTGTCAGCACATAGCATGTATAAGCCAACACCTGATGACAATGCTGATTTACCATTACCACGAGGAACTTCAATATAAACCTGCTGAAAACGACGGAGATTGTTTTTATCTACCCAACCGAACACAGTCGTTAATATGAAGATCTGCCATGGCTCAAGTTTAATGTTCTCACCAGCTTTAGGACCTTTAACATGAGTAAGCGCTTCAATGAATTTGCATACTCTGCAAGCTAAGGTTATATCAAAGTGATAAGTCCATGACTTTCTTTTTAAATCTTTTACTTGTCTTTGACAGGCTTGTTTTACGTATCTACAGGTAGGTATCTTATTGCTGAGCACATCTTCAATGTACTTATTAGCAATCTTGATGTAGTTACGCATAGTTACAAGTCAGCAAATGGGTTCTTATTCTCTGTTTTTGTATGGACGCTCACTTTAGAGCGTGATGCTGGAGTAAAACCAAGTTCAGTTAGATAGCCTCTCAGGATGCATTTAAGATCATTCTGCATTTTGAGCATAGGATGAGGCTTTGAAACGCCTAATTTTTCATCAATAACAGTGGGACCTTCCCGATTTAAGATCTCTTGACACTCAATGATCTTTGCCATTGTGTCTGCCCAGCATGCAAATACTGAAAAATCTAGTGTTGTAAGCAACTCGTCAGGTGCTTGAGCTAATGCAAACACCCACAAGTCGCGTGCAGTTTTGGATAAAAAGTCAGGAGGTTCAACTGTGTTTAAAGCCTTCTTAGGAACAGGCTCATTAAAGTTTGTTCTACATGGCTGTAGAGTTCCCTGCAACTTCTTAATTGCTGTAGGTTTTCTAGGTCGAGCCATGATTTTTTATAACCGTTTTTTGATTTTGATAGCGATTTTTCGTGGTGACTGCCTAAAAAAGTTTCCATTTTGCACGCGCGTGTAAAGAACTTACGGGGCGTTTCTAAAGCATCACAGTCAACTTTTTAACTCCCCCTCGGGGGCTAGCAATCGCTTACCAAGAGTTTCAGTAAATGTTTTCTTAGAATGACATGATTTGCAAAGAGGTTGCCAGTTCTTTTCATCCCAAAAGAGTGCTTTGTTTCCCTTGTGAGGAATGATATGGTCAACCTCTGTAGCTGGTGTTGTCTTACCAAGCTTAGCGCACTCAACACAAAGAGGATGAGCAATTAGAAAAGCCTTGCGAGCTTTAAGCCATGTGTTGGTGTAACCTAACTTATGTCTTGAGCGTCCATCATAGTTCATAGTTCTTCTATGTTCAGCACAATAACATGAACCTTGAACAGCATACTTATGACATCCGGCATATTGACATGGACGAGCAAAAGGACTTGGCATATGAACTATAATCTAATCAATAAACACAGGATAAATAACAAGGAGCAGGATCAATGCTACAAACCACAACATACAACACATCCTTGAACACAATGGTTGAGCTACAGCATTACTTAGAGAATTATTACTACTATCTTCAACGTGACATTGGTGAACAACAGATGTCTAAAGGTAAGACATTTATGTGGTTATCATCATTGATACTCACAGCATTGCTAGCTCTTTGTAAGCATCTGCCACAGCTTCACATCTCATCAGTAATCTTAGGAACACTATCAGCATTATCAGCAGTAATTGCACTGTTTATATGTCTTTATGTATTAGCTCGATATGAAACAAGCTTTAATTGGAACAAAGAGATGTATGTTGCCAATATCTATAAAAAAGGCAAAGTTACACCTGAGCGTGATCTTGAATTAAGACATTTCTGCATTGAAGATTATCAAGAGATGATTAAGTTTATTCAAACATCAGTAATTGATAAAAGAGCTAACTGCTTAAAGTACTCTGTATACTTCATCAGTGCATCAATAGTTTTTGGTTTGTTGTCTTTTATTCTTTTTATTTTATTAGGAGGTTCTATTTAATGTCTGAAGATAAACAACCAAGACAAGCGCCAATACCTTCAAAAGATTGGCATGGTAATAAAAAGAGCATTTAATTAAAAGCCTTTGTATGTGACAGCATATGAAGGCTTTATTGCAACGAATTACATCGTTGAAGCTAGCTCTTATGTATATGATTTTGTAGAAAACAAATCACATAGCCCAAAAGAACAGCAACAACAAAACCAGAAAAGCTCATCTCTGAAAAAGAAAAGTACAGATTGCCATTCAAATAAAACTTCTCTGTCTCAAACAAAAGAGGAAGAACAAAAGGTAAAACAATTTTAAAAGCAAGATCAAAAAATACAGCGCCAAATGCGATTAAAAATACTGCAAACAGCTTTGTTTTCATTTTCTTTATTCTCTAATCTTTATTGCAATGCGTTATATTTCTTACTTAACTCATTCCGCTCAACTGCAATCTCATCACACTTAGCTGAGAGCTTAAGTGCATACTCTGCAAGAGTTCTTCTGTCCTGTCTAAGCTGTCCACATTCACAGGTTGCTTTAGCTTCTCTGGTAGAGGTGGTATCTTTGGACAATGTTGCTCTATTGGTACTGCCACTGTCTGAGTGCAGGCTGTTAGTAGTAGCATGCAACTTAGACATAGCAGCATTGTACTTGTCTTTAATCTTGCTAATCTCATCTGTAGCCTCTTTATCAGCCTGTTCCTGTCTAGCTTGCCATTCATGTTCTATATTAAGCTGCTTAACTGTAGCTTCGTGTTCTGCTTTTATAGCTTCAGTCTGCATTTGAGCAATTTCGGCTCTGTAATGCTTGGCTGTGATGGTGACACCAAAGCACGCGCCAGCAATAAACAATAAAATAAAAGCAGTAAGAATTGTGTATTTAAAATTTAACATAACAAATAGGCATACTCTGACCTGTTGAGCTATTGGGCAATTAAGGTGTGAAGCAAACGCCTTATTAAACTAATGAATTGTTACATATCAATTAAAGATAACGTTAGCTTCACACTTATGAGCAATCTACTAGTGGAACCGTTAAATAAAAACTAGTAAACCACTCATAAGTGTGAGCTGTCTGTTTTACTTCTGACAGCAAAGAAGTGGGAGTGACAAATACCTGAAACATGTTGTTTAAAGCACCTGAACACGTGGAACCTTTTAAGAAAGAAAAAGCTTTTGTTCAGCCTGTCTTCTCTTGGTTAGTCCTTGCAGAACCACACCGCCAGCTTTGTTAATATCTAAAAACTCAAGTGATGCACCGTACTTATCGCCTTTTTTCATCTTAGCCCAAAGTTTATAGCTGATTAAAGTTTGTATTGGTGTTAACTGACGGCCATCTTTAGTACGTTTTCCCGACAGATTAAAGAGTAAACTGCAGAGGGCATCAAACATACCTTGAGTAACTTCAATTTCATCGGCATTCAATGCTGCTGTAATCTGACGTTCTACCTTTTCAAGATCTAACTTTAAAAGACGCTCAGCTTCAAGTTCTGTACAAACACTGTGCTCATTAACATCAGGACCATGGTGACCATAACCAATAGTCCATCCTTTTTCGCTTGATACAGGCTTATATGCAGCAGTTCTTAAACCTTCAAAATTCATTATAAGAGCAATACCATGACTACTTACTTTCATCATCTGATTTACCCTCAACTTTCAAGTTAATAACTTGTTTAATCTTTAAAGAGATATAGTCACTGCCTAAAAAGCCTACGAATGTACCAATTGCAACACCTAACTCCAGAGGCCATTTAAAGTAATACTCTGAAATTAAGATAAGTGCAGATGAGAGCATAGAGCATGTCAGTGCTTCACAAATCTTAGCCATGAATTTGCGCTTGGTAGAGCGTAGATATGCCATGACAAAAGAGCAAGCTGTACCAATCATCAAATAAATGACTTCTGGGGTTAAATGTTTATACATAAGAAATAAAAAAAGCCCTCAATTTCTTGAGAGCTTTATTGTTGACAAATTAGGATAATCTATGAGGAAAGAGGAAAGCACCGATGTTCAATACGTACTTTTTCACTCTAATTGTTTTATAGTATATTCTTAAAAAACGATCCATTAACGACCAATTAACGATCTTTTTATCCATTTGATTTTAAAGAATAAAGTAGTATTTTTAGGGATTATAGCTGTCTGTTATGAGGATGGCAGCCATATTTTTAAAATCTATGTAGCTAGACGAATTTCGGGCGTCTTGCCACCAGCACCTTATTTTATGCTGTCACAGTACCTTGTGAAACATCTTGTTTTGCTTCTTTGTTTGTTTTATCTGGATTATTAAATGATTGTAATCCATCAATATGCTCAAATAAATCATCTGCGACAGGATGCCAGAGAGGATCAAGAACAAAATCAATGCCTTCTCTTCTTGCTAATTTTGCAGCAGGAACAAAATCACTATCACCAGCAATAAGGATAATCTGATCAACTTGTTTTTTTAGAGCCAAGGAAGTAATGTCAATGCCAATACGCATATCAACACCCTTCTGTTTTGCATTTAGTCTTAAATCGTCTTCAGTTAACTCAGAAAATTTTTTATCTCCTCTAAAGAGTTTCTTTAAAACATCCTCTTTCAAAACATACTGAGGAGCTTCAGATAACCTTCCCATACGTAAAGCAAACTTTCTTCTATGCTTTAATTCATCATAAAAAGCTTCTGTCCACTTAAATACGTCTGACTTTCTGAAATTAACAGTCTTTCCTGTAATAGGATTAAAAATATTATCTGTAAGCCATGGACAATCATAATAAAAGACTCTGTACAGATATGAATTAGCTACATGTTTATGACAATAAGATTCCAGCTCATCAGCTCTTTCTTTTGCAGATTTTTCTCCCCATAAAGATTTTGCTCTTTTTCTGTAAAATCCACCATCTACAAGAATAGCTGTTCTGATTTTATCTACAATGATAGCCGTTCTATTTTTGTCCATAAAACAATATTCCACATACTATAAGACCTCGACTTCGTCACTTCTCTGAGAGTGAGAGGACTAATGTCGAGGTCTGAAACTTTATTTACTTGAATCTTACAACAAAAAATAAAAATGTCAATATATTAGGATAAGAAAATATAGCTTAGGACAAGTCAGAAACTCTCCACAACCTTCTGATAAATTCTGTCTTTGAATTTCTCCTGTCTGTCGTAGCTCTTAACGAGATCTTGTGCGTACTGCGGTGTCCTTGGTTCAAGATGAGATAATTTGTCAACCCCAAGACACCAGCGAACCGCCTGAGCAGGATCATCGTGAGCGCGTCTGTAGTGACGACATAAGCGTCTTACCTTCTGATACGAGATATTCAGAGTCTTACAGCATTCAAACATAGACCTGTACTCAACCCCCTGATATGTAAAGCTTCTCACTTACTCACTCCTCATTTGCTTTAATTTGTCTCTCATCCAGTCTCTTGAATCAAAAATCTTCTGATTGATCATTGCTATCGTCATGTACCTTACAACATTCCACGGATGAGCCTCAAAAACGCTCAATCTGCGATGTTTGGCTCGTTGGATGGATATACCCTTACAGAATGACCTGATGTCCCCTGCATCCTGTCCTTTGTGGTAATACCAGTGAAAGAATCTGTACAGCCCCGGACGTTCTTTTTTAAATTCACAGGTAACTGCTGCTATGATCTCTGCACTCTCCTCAGTGATAGCAGCATAACCATGCTCTGTAGGAACAGTACCAGCTGATGGACAGCCTCTGCTGATTCTTGTCCATACTCCATAAGAATCTAACAGACGCTCAAAAGCATAATCATCATCCAGTGCGTCAAGAATTTCTTTAGTCAGCATTTTCCAAACTCCAATCACTCAAAGAATTATGCTCTGATACTGTCCAAACACCAACACGAATACCGGCTAATTTTTTGTTTGGTGACAAACGTCTGCAGATCAAAAACTCAATTAACGAATCATCATCATAAATACCTGCAAGCTTTAACACATCACATACAGGTTTAGCCATATTGTCTAAATCTCTCTTGCGCCTGTCAGGGAAAGTAATTTCCATATACACATAAACAGGCTCAGCATACGGCGCTTGAATTTCATTCTTAATCTTTCGTGCTTCAAGCTCCATCCATTCACGATACTTAGGTGAATCTTTAATACCAATGATTCTGCGTGTCATATTGATAACGTATGGTATGAGTCGTTGGTTAGCTGAAGGCGGTAAGGTCAAATCAATAAGCACCATAGTCCACACTGTCCTTAATCAGTTTGTATCTAGTAAAAATAGACTGAACTCCTTCACTGTATGAATAGCTCTGGCCATAGTTCTGCAGATAAGTTAACATCCAGTTTTTAAAATCAGCATAAAAGCTGTTAACCTGAATAGCATAAGCTTTTAATGTATCTTCGTTATAGCCCAAATCACGCATGTATTTGACAGTATTAACAAAACGTTCATCGACTTCTTTTTTCTTGTCTTCAGGAAGAACGTTATCAAACAACATTACTGCAGGAAGCAGATGCTCGTCCCCTGCTGCAATGATCATGTCATACAAATCGTATTCATACATGCTATCCATATTGCATAACTCATCAAGGGCAATGAGGCTTTTCAACTTCTCGACTTCCTCATCCCATGCTAAAGGAATTGGCATATACTTCTTAACCGCCATACTCTTTAAAGTTGCAATGTACATGGTTGCAATATGCTGCAGTTCAAGATAATCAATTTCCGGCAGATCTTCAGGTCTGTAGTAAATTACAAACTTAGTTCCTGGATATTCTGAATATAGGGTTCCTGGTATTGAGTAAGCTCCAAATACTGTAGCTACGTCTGACTTTAACTCTAAAGCATATTTAACCAGAGCGCCATTTTTCTTTGGTACTAAAGGCTGAGGACCTAAAACGCGAGGCAAAGGTTTGCCTTCAGGAATATTCTTAACTCTGAAAAAGATTTTTCCGCCTTTGCCACCACAGACTGTATAGAACTCCGGAAGAATTTTTTCTGAAGTTAGAAGGTTCATAAAGTTCTTCATAGTTACATCATCGTAAAAGTCACAGTCTAAAGCACATACATGGCTGTCACCCAAACGCAGATTGAGTGAATTACAACGACCGCTGTTTATATCTTCATGCGCCCATGTTAATAGCTGTTCTTTTGATGGTTCTTTCCATTTTCTGAGACTAGGAGCCTTAAAATGAGAAGGTATAACCGTCCATCCAATTGAAGCTAAACCATCAGCTGTTTTGTGGAGGGCAGAGGTAAGGTCACGCTCATTCATTGGTCTTTGAGTTGTAATAAGTTCTCCTGATACTGGATCAACCCCAGGCTCATTGATCATGATGTCTTTCATATAAATCATTGCATTACCTCCTATCTCTGAAGCGGTATTTTGTGGATCAGATTTACATTGCTGGTATTTGGCTGCATTGAAACACCGCGGTTAATCAATACTGTAGGTTCAGTGTTTTTAACGATATTAAAACCGCCTCCAACAGTTCTAATTGCTGTAAATTCATTTTCACCAGCCTGACAGTAACGACTTTTTGCAATATCAATCTGAAAGCGAGTTATATCTTTGGTGCCGTTATTTGTTTCAGGGATCATGATTAGAGACAGAGCTACATCATGAACAATACCTGAACCGCCGGCAATGTCATACATAGTTGGTTTGTTACTCGTCCCATTCTTTTTAGAAACAGGACGGCTTAACTGCACGAATGCAAGAGTTGCAATATTGTTCTGCTCAGACAGCCTTACTAAGCGTTGCATCATGGCCTTGTTGCGCTCCCACATCTCACCTCTATATTTCATCTCCAGAATTTGGAAGTAATCAATAATTAGAAGATCAAGACCACCTGAGTACACAAGGCGTTTAACCTCATTCTCAACGTCATAAATAGACATTCCACGACCAGCCATGATAGTTAAACCGCTCTTAGAGATGGTATCTTCAAAGGCTTTTAAGTTCTGCTCAACAGGATAGCCATTCATAATCTGTTTCTGAGTAATATTCTGGTCGGTGCACATCATACGAAATGAGATAGACTGCGCGCTCATTTCAGCTGAGAACATGGCAACCTTAAGACCAGCTAAAGCTGTACGTCTTGCAATTTCACAACCTAACCAGGTCTTACCTGCACCTGAGTAAGCACATATAATGGAAGTTTCACCACGTCTAAAGCCGTTAAAGCGCTCATCAAAGGCTTTATACCCTGTTGTCACATACAGCTTTTTTCTTGTTGCTGGATTAGATAGTTCTGCAACTTCCTGAGAAGCAGCACGAGCAATTTCATTCTTTCTTAAAATGTCTTTTTTAAGCTCTAAACTGGTATCACGTTCAATTGAAGTTACAGCCTCTTTTAACTCTGCAATAGGCTTTTTAGCTCTGGCATCTTCAATAAGTTTTTGAGCGCGTTCAACGATGATAAGACGAACGCCAATATCACGCATATCCTTGTAATGCTTGATAACATCGTCATAAGAACATGCAGTTGAATTGCTGATGATCTTCTTGATGTCACTCTCTTTGATGCTCTCATCTTTTGCCCAGGATATGAAAGTTTTGTAGTCCCATTTATGGGCATAGCAGAACTTTCTGACAGCCTCCACAATCTTTTGTTGTTCCTGAACAAAGAAATGGATATCAGAGCCCAAATCAGACAGGAAGATCTGACGTTCCTCGTCTTGAAAGGAATACAGCAAAGCACGTATAATAAAGGAGCCTTCTGAGGCGCATTTATCATAGTCGCTTACGTCTTTTTCATTTAGTGGTTTAGTGACAGCAGAAGGCTCTTTTTTAATCTCAACATTCTTATTAAGCTTCCCTGTTTTCTCTGTTTTCTCTTCTTTTTGAATTACACGCTTGTAACCATTTGCTTGTGCTGCAGTAATAACAGCACCAATACCAGCAATATGATTACTCTTAAAAAACTCATTTCTCTCATGCTTTTCGTCTTCCTTTTTGCGGTTAGACGCATGAGATGCCCATGCCTGAGCAATTTTAAAAACAGCTTCGTTGTTAGGGTAATCTTTACCCAGAGCATTAAACACCATTACCCATGTATCACGGTTATTGGCATCAAGGTGCTCCAAGATCACTTCCAACTCATCATTGGAAGGCAAACTAATCGAAGAAGGCATCAAACATCACCTCTTTACCATATAATTCTTTGTGTAGCGGTTTAATTCCAAAAGCTATTTCCTGAGCTTCTTTGTTTAAGCATTGAGGATCAGTTGACCACGCATCAAACCACTGTTGACCCCAGTCAAACGCTCTTTCTTCATCAGTAGGAAAATCGCGGTTAGAGTCATAAGGTGTATAGACGTCTTCACAATCACCTTTAATAACCTCGTACATGAGACGGTAAATGTACCTTCCAAAATCCATATCATGCTTAACAGCACTAAAATACTGAGGGTAGTCGCTGAATAAAACTTCAAGCACCTTAGAAGGGCTGGTACGCTGTTTAATGATTTTCTTTATAGCAGGGAAAACAACATTCTCACCAAGATACTGCTCAACATAATCAATAACTCTAGGTTTAAAGCCTTTAAAGTCATTAGGAACAGCAATATTCAGGAATTTACCTAATGGCGCCTTCTTAGGGTTCCAGCGTTTAAGCAGTGACTCAGCATAAATAGGAAAGCACTCATCGCCATACTTACCCATAAGACACAGCTCTCCTAAGTACGTGATATTAGTAGCCATCCATTGAGCCAGGTTATAACCTTCAGGATCTAAAGGCTCTTGAGTAAAGAGACAGTTACCCTCACTATCAACAGCCTCTTTAGGGTCATAGTTGAAAGGTATATATGAATCCAGTTGATTACCAGTTGCAGGATCATGCATAAAGATTTTTGAAATTGATCCTTCAGATAGATCATTTAAAATTTTTTTATAAATACTCTCCCTATATATATCTATCTCTTCTTTCTTATATTCTTTATTATGTGTGATCTTTTGGATCACAGAACTATGATCTTTTGGATCACTAACCGTGTCACTTTGGATCACCTGATCCGTTGGATCACTGATCTTTTGGATCACAGAACTATGATCATTTGGATCACTGTCTTTTTTGTTTACCTTTTCTTCAGCTTTTGGCTGTATATTTTGCTGATTTTGTAGAGATTCAATATCAAAAAGCACGTTAATAACGCGTCTGCATCCACTTTTCTTATCTACAGCAATTAGTTTTAAATCTTCTAATCTGTTTAATGATTTTCTAATAACTGTTGGACCATAGCCCATTTCATACTTAAGAAGAGAATTAGAGATCCTGATCTGCTTATTCTCACAGCGTTTGGAAAGGCCAATAATTCTAAAGAGAATGTACTTAGCACAACCATTTAGCTTTCTAATATCTGGAAGAAGTAAAGCATCAGGAATCACTACAGGATAAACTTCATTATTCATATAGGAGTCTCCTTACTTAGCAATTTCTTCTGGTATGTCTTTCCAAATTTTTAAGCGAGGATATTTAAGTATTAAAAATTGTGCTCTATAGAAAGGCATTCCTTTTTTAGACCATAAAGTCACAGCAGGTAAAGACACTTCGCATATTTCAGATAATTGCTTTCTACCTATAGCGT